CGTAACACTAGTGTTGCCTGCGCCTAATGTATTAGTGACGAATACTGCACCCTGGACGTTTGCTGCGCCTACTACAGTAAGGGCGGCGTCTGGAGAAACCGTATTGATACCGACTCTTCCATTATTCGCAAAAATTAGATTGTTATTTACTGCAAGTCCGTTTTTGACTACAAATAAAGAATTACTGCTGGCCATAACCTGGTTCCCTTTCCCCTAGGTTTTATTATTATACAGCAGTATTTATATTTCTCTTTTGTCTTTCGTATAGATCATAGTCTGTTTTATAGTATTTTTTTATAAAATCTATTTCGTCCAGACTGTATTGCTCGGCAGTCTTTTGTAATAGTGACTTATAAACAGTAGGATTCAGTAAAGAAGGAGAAGTGTTGACTTTTGGTATATCTGGAAAATCTTCTGGATCACTTCCAAACTCCTGTAATAACCACTTTAGTTCGTTCTCAAAGTCGTGAAAATTCAATATCGTAAGATTGGGAACATTGAACCAGAGTTCTTGTTTATCAAAAACGCTAAGATTTGGTACTAGAACGTCAACTTCTAATCCAAACTCAACAGGGTTCCTTTTCGCCTGATCGTAATACTCTATAAAAGTCTTAATGGATAGACCGTCAAAGAAGTCTCTATGCTCCAGACTTCTCTCGTATAGACATATATTCTTTTCAGGATCAGTCAAAGTTATACCTGTTTCCAGTTCAAAAACCTTATTTAAGAAGTTTTTGACGGATACATAGACATGTTTTGGTTGAGAGTTTTTATAGAAAGGATTTCTCTTAGTGTGGTTAAAAGCGGCTATAGCGCGATCAACTGGATCCCTGTAAAAGCAGTAGTATTGATATGTCTTTATTTCTTCCGCACCGATAAACTCTACAACAGACTTTGTTATTTCGTCTGTTGTTCTTGGATCATCTGAAATATATTGATGAGTGTCTGCTATGTAAAGTAAATCTTTACTAATATTCTTAAAGTAAGACACTACAGATTTAGTACCAGTTTTAGGTACTAGATACACTATCTTCTTGTGTTTCTGGGATATTATCATCAACAATACTTTCAGGAACAACTTCTGGCAGAAGTTGAGCAATTTGAATAGAATAAGTTCTTGCTTTTTCTTCTAGAACTTGATTAATGTAATCAACACCAGAATACTCACGATATCTTTCTAGAATATCGTCATCTAGACTTGAGATGAAATTTCTCATATACATATGTGACTTATAAATTCTGTCTCCAAGAACGTGTTCTGGAATTACAGGATTAAAATGCTGCTTAGAAATATACTGGTGTGTATTCAGAAGATGATATGAATGAATTGATCTTGGATGATATAGATGATACCCAGCGGCAAAAGAAGATAAAGTCAATATCTGTTCTTCACCTTCAAAGAAAATATAAGGATCAATACCTACTTCTTTTACCCAAGAAGCAGGGAACATTGTATTGCCAGCGCAGATATGAATAGCGGGAGTTACGTCTTCTGTTTCTGGAATATGCTCTCCATGCGCGGCCAAGATATCACAGTACTTACTGTAATCAAAATATCGCACTCTACAAGTAAGGTTCATTTCTTCTAATTGTTTACGCGGTCCGTCTTCCAGAATTTCAAAGTTCTTACAATTTGCTGTAATAATTGATTTGCCGTCTTTATGCTTTTCGTTTGCTTTCTTCCAGTCGTTGATCAGTTTTCTATCCCAACCTCTATCGAATAGAGTATGAGAATCTATCTGGTATAGAAAATCTTCGTCCCTCATCTGTAATGAATTGATGTGTCTTGCCCAGCCAACCCCCTCTGAATGTTGAGGATCAATTCTCTTATACTTTACATCCTTTCTAGAAACAAAATCTGGATGTAATGATTCTAGACTATCTTCATAAACTGTTTGTTCAAAGATGCCAACAGTAATCTCATGTCTACCAGAAGCATTATCTAGAATACTATCGGCAGTCATTTTCAATAATGGATCTCTGTATGAGACTATGCTGACAAATATTTTCATTTTGGTTTATCCTGATGATTTTCTGTTAACTTCATATTCTTTTTAATCTGAATATATTTTCTATAAAATTGTTTTGTGGAGGAAAAGACAGAATTAAACTTATCATCTTGATAATCATCTGATGGACCATATCCGGCAGTGATACCGTCCTTTAGATTATAAAAAGGAAATACTTGTAATAGAGGATCACCAGCAGCAATAGTAATATTACACTTTCTCTTAACAGAGAAAATAAGATTTGCTGAGGTAAATTTATTATAGTCAACTATTCCAGGATAAACATGAATGTCATCTAAAAATTTAGCATGAAATGGTGGAGCAATAATAAACGCAGAAAGGTTTGTTTTATTAGAAACTATATTCCAAGGACACTCTAAATGAAATACATCAAGAGGAACATTATCTGATGGAGTTACAATTCCCCTTGCTATATTTTTATCCATATGTTTAGGTTTAACAAACACAGTTTCTCTTTTCTGTGATCCCATAGTTACCATACAACCAGATTCATTACCCAAAATATTGATATCGTCCCAAGCAGGAATAATGTAACCATAATTTCTTACGTCTACCATGCCAGGGCATTGAACAAAATCTAGTTTGCCTGTACTTTTAATTTGATCTTGCATAAAGAATACAGGAACATCTTTTGCCCTTTGAACAGGATGCATTTGATATGCTCTCCTGCTTCTGTCAATAAATTCTATATCTTTTTCTTTCTTCTTAAAGAAATTGATCATTTTCTCTTGTCTCTCAATTCATTTGAATAATAACTTAGTCTACTAAATTGAATGTCTACCATCTTTTGAAGATATTTTGCCTCACTGTCATTCATCGCCCGTGTTTTAACTTTTCTAGACACAGAATTTCTCTTTACAGGAATAGCAGTGACAAGAGGCGTTCCCGCTTTAAGTGTTCCATCAAAATTACCTGTGTGCCAGATTGCAGGAAAATTAACCTCTTTAATATACTTGTCCGTATCTACTAAACCACCAAGACAAGTAAAATTTGGATTGAATGCATTGATAGGAGGAATAAACAACGTAGACCAACCTGGTTTTGTTTTTATAATCCAGTGATTGATAAACTTGACAGCATTTGCGCCACCAAAACCCCCAATCTGTCCCTGATGGTGAAATTCTGCTAGATGTAATGCTGGAGGATCATTAACCTTTATGATGCTTCTATCAACGTTTGTCATAACACCTAAGTCGCCTTGAAGTGGAATAATATAACCAAAAGATTGTGCATCAAGTAGTGGCATACACTTCTTGGCTGTAAACGGCCAACCCCCACCTATTCTATCTTTACCTGCATCTTCATAAGTGTCAGGAAGTTTTTTCCACCAGTCTGGAATATGCTTAAACGCAGGAACAGGAGGAGGAATTACTCCAAAATATTTTTCTGGACAATAAAATTCCATAATTTCATTATCAAAAACCTTAATCAAGTTTTTAAAATTCATTTTAAAATTCTCTTTCGCCTTCAACCCAAAACACAATAGTTCTTCTTGTTCCCTTTGTTACAGGCTTTACTCTGTGTGGAAAATGTGACGAGAAGAATACAACATCACCAGCGTTCTGCTTGAATGATACAGCACGATCTGGACTTCCTGTATTCATAACTTCTAATTCACCGCCTTCATACGATTCTGGGTCACTTAGAAATAATACACCAGTAATCTTTCGTTCAAATATATGGTAGGCAGTAAACACATCTGTATGCCAATCATACTGTCCGTTGTTTTTATCTTTATAGACCGTATATTGCATTGGAGCAAGATGATTGATATTCAACATGAAATGATCATAATTTAATTGCGGTATAAAGTTTCCGATTCTTTCAAAAATCCATCCAGCATTCTCGTCTGGAATGAACATAGAAACATCACAACTTCTTACTTCAAGATTTTCTGTGGCGCTGCCCATACCAGAACCAACAGTTCCGGATTCAAACTTCATAATTTTTTCTAGAAAAAGAATCTTTTCGATTTCGTTGCTATTGAACATTTCTGATGCTATAGCAACTTTAGTAAAGTTGCCGGCAATCTTACCAACTCTCATATCAAACTCCTATTTTAACTAAATGATATATTTCTATTATTAAAAAATTCTATATCTTTTTGATGATATTGTTTAATCTTATTTATTTCTTCTTCGATTAAATCTGATACTAATATACCATCAACAGACTTGTTTGAATGTGGTAAAGAATTAGGTGTAACTCCGAATGCTGTTGCTAATTTAATCACTTCATTATCTATATCATGAAAATTAAGCAATGTCAAGTTTTCTTTATCTAACCATTCTATCTGATCACGAAACGATACTAGTGTTTGGTTGTATATCTCTGAATTTGAGGTTTGTCTGATATTTTGTAAAAAGTCTATCCAACCAGACACAGGAACTTTATATGGATTTTCTGATGGTGATTTACCATAAGCAACTTCGGCCTCTTCGGCAGAAATGCTCACATTATTTACCTTTTCGTAAATATGAAGTTCAATATGTTTTTGAACCTTTCTAACATGATTTACAGCAGAGACAAATCTATCTACTGGATTTCTATAGAAAGCATATAAAGAATAACCTTCTTCATCAAACGTTTCGTGTCCGGATGAGAACACACAAACATCCAGTCCACATCCCAAAAAGAAGTTGTAGAGTGATTGTGATCCTGTTTTAGGATTAAAATGTACTGCTATCTTTTTACTGTGTGATACTAACATTCTTCACCTACAACAACAATTAAATCCTCTGAGTAATTATCGTTTGTTATTTGAAGGGTATTTTCTACCTCAATTCGAGTTGACACATTATAAATATTACCATTAACATTAAATGATTTGTGTTTTGGTAAATTCAATGAACGCACAACTTTATTTGTCGGCGTATTCAAAACTATTGTAGTGCTTGGTTCCAGAATACAAAATTTAAAGTTATATGTTTTATTTGTTTTTACATTGACTTTATATATTTCAAATGCTCTCGTTTTTTTACCAATTATAGTATTTATTTTTATGTGATTAGAAATCCATCCTTTATCAACATCAATCCAAACGTTCTTATTATAAGTTGGATCTTTGATGTGAACAATTAAAGAGTTTTTAAATTCTTCATAATCATACACTTCTGATTCGTCGCGTGAGTCAATAAAATCTTTTATCTTTTTAATATCATCTAATTGTTCTTGGGTTGCTGTGTTTCTATCGAAAGAATAAGTTATATCATAAACACCTTTAATCACCACATAACACACATTATTTGTCGCACCAAAATAATCAGAAATAACATTAGAATCTGTAGATCCGTCTTTAAGTATCAAAGTTGGTTTGCCCTCAGAATCCATAGATGCTTTTACACTTTCTAAATTATTATGAATGAAATTCAATCCATGATCGTGATCATCGTTCTTATCGTATTTCTGTCCTTGGACGAAAATTAAAGGATTTGCTTCTATGATCATGGTTTTACTTCGACTGAATTGAGACAGAACCACCGGTACCAACTTGTACTGGATAGGTTGCGCTGTCTGGGAAACTGAAATATACAACTCTTGTTGCTGGTGTATATGAGCCAGGCTGACTTGGTGTATTACTTGCTAGAGCGCCAGGAGCATATACACCTAAAGCACCAGAAACGTTTCCTGCTTGTGCGGCATTATATGTTGCAACAGTTTGTGCATTATAGGTAGCAGGATTATTTGTATTATATGTTGCAACATTTTGTGCATTATAGTTCGCAATATTTTGAGCGTTATATGTTGCGGGATTTTGTGTATTATATGTCGCTGGATTGTTTGCGTTATATGTAGCAGGGTTTTGTGAGTTATAAGATGCTATATTGTTTACGTTATAGTTTGCTGTGTTTACGTTATATGATGCAGGATTCTGTGAGTTATATGATGCTATGTTTTGTGCATTATATGATACTACGTTTTGTGCATTATACGATACTACGTTTCTTACGTTATATGATGCTACGTTATTAGCATTATATGATGCAGGATTCTGTGAGTTATATGATGCAGGATTCTGTGAGTTATAAGATGCTACGTTTTGTGGATTGAATCCAGAAACGTTTTGCGGATTGAACCCTACAACACCATAGTTTGGATTGTTACCAAATCCTGAGCAAGAGTTATAATTTGTTTCAAAATATTGAAATCCATAATTTACTTGATAATATGAAGGACAATTGGGCGCTGTGGCAGATGAGGCATAATAACTTGTATTGTATCCACCATAAAAACTAAAATTTGTTTGATATACTTCAAAATGATAATTGTATCCGTTGTATGGATTGAATCCTACAACACCATAGTTGGGATTGCTTGAGTTATAGTTCGCATTACTTGCATTATAAGATGCAGGATTCTGTGAGTTATATGATGCTACGTTTTGTGCATTATAAGATGCAACGTTCTGTGCGTTGTATGTTGCAGGATTTCCTGCGTTGTATGTTGCTGGGTTGTTTGCGTTGTATGTGGCAGGATTCTGTGAGTTATATGATGCTACGTTTTGTGAGTTATATGTTGCTACGTTTTGTGCGTTATAGTTAGCAATGTTCTTAGCATTATATGTTGCTGCTGTCTGTGCGTTATATGATGCAGGGTTCTGAGCATTATAAGATGCAGGATTCTGTGAGTTATATGATGCTATATTGTTTACGTTATAGTTTGCTGTGTTTACGTTATATGATGCAGGATTCTGTGTATTATATGTGGCAACGTTATTTGTGTTATATGTTGCGGCATTACCTACAACGTTTTGTCCACCAGTAGCAGTAACTAGAATATCATACTTACCATAAGGTACGTTATAGTTTCCTGGTGCGTTGAAGTTTTGTGTGCCAACTCCAGTCGCTCTCCATGTTTTTTCTAATTCAAAGTTTTTTGCTTTATTACTCATTTAATTACACCATAATTTACGAAGCATTTTTAACGGCGAGAGAAACTATCCAAGTTGTACCAGCATCATACGTCATTACTGACCAAACGTCAACCGCATTTGCTGTTGTTGTTGCAGGAGGAGAAGTGCCACCAGAATACTTAGATCCTGCTGGCCAAGTGATTGTTCTGCCTCCTGTAGCGTCTTGTTTTGCGATAATTGTAAATGAGAACGCACGACCAGAAGGAGCATTTGAGAATGTATATGTTATATTACCTGTGAGGGTATTATAGAACATATTACTTGTTGACAAGTCTAGAGTTGTGGCGCCTGTTGTTGTGGCATTGTTACTGAGAAATTCAGATGATGCTTTAATAATAGGAGCAATCAAATGATTGTTACCTAGATTTGTATTTGCGCCAAAAACTAATCCTGTTGAGTTAATAGTATGTGTTGATCCTACTGTAAACGAAGCAGCATTAATAGTTCCAGTATGATAAGCGCCTGTTGTGTTAGCAATGAATGAAGAACCTACAGTATGTGAAGCAGCATTAACTGTGCCGGTATGATAAGCGCCTGTTGTGTTAGCAATGAATGAAGAACCTACAGTATGTGAAGCAGCATTAACTGTGCCGGTAGATTTGTCAAATGTAAACGATGAGACAGCATTTGCTACACCAGAATCATTGAATACAACTTGAGTGTTTGATCCAGCAACAGGTCCTTGTGAGCCTGTGTAACCAATATCACCCTTAGAGCCTGTATATCCTAGCGATCCTGTGTAACCAATATTACCCTGATCGCCCTTAGAGCCAGTATATCCTAGTGATCCAGTGTAACCTACTGACCCATCGTAACCTGTGTTACCTTTGGATCCAGTGTAACCAATATCGCCTTTTGATCCTGTATAACCTACTGAACCATCATAGCCTGTATCACCTTTGGATCCAGTGTAACCTATATCACCTTTAGATCCAGTATAACCGAATGAACCATCGTAACCAGTATCACCTTTAGATCCTGTATAACCTATGTCACCTTTTGATCCGGTGTAACCTACTGACCCATCGTAACCTGTGTTACCTTTGGATCCAGTGTAACCAATATCGCCTTTAGATCCGCTGTAACCGAATGAACCATCATAGCCTGTATCACCTTTGGAACCAGTGTACCCGATATCACCTTTAGACCCTGTATAGCCAAATGATCCGTCATAGCCTGTGTCGCCTTTTGATCCTGTGTATCCGATATCGCCCTTTGATCCAGTATAGCCAAATGATCCGTCATAACCAGTATCACCTTTGGATCCAGTATAACCTATCGACCCATTGTAACCAGTATCGCCTTTGGATCCTGTGTAACCGATATCACCTTTAGAACCAGTATAACCTAGTGAACCCGTATAACCGATATCTCCTTTGGATCCTGTGTAGCCTATCGAACCATTGTAACCAGTATCGCCCTTAGAACCGGTGTAACCAGTAATACCTTGTGATCCCGTGTAACCGACAATACCACTAGTTATTGCTAGAATTATTTTTGTATTGTTGGAAAAACCACTTCCCGCGCCTGCTCCAGCAGAATCAATCAATGTAACGGGAAAGTCCCACCAAGCATCGGCGCCAGAAGTTTGTCTTGTTCCATCTGCTGTCAATTGCCAAACTTGATAGTCGCCGCTATCAGATATATCTTGAATTGTTATTTGTTGTGTTTCTTTTAACAAATCTAAGAAAACATCAATGTCAATATTCAATTGATCCAAATGACTTACTGATATTGTGTTGGCGCTTGTTTGTGTAGCATTATTCCAAGAAATATTTCCGTTACCAGGATATCCTGATGTTGATGTTGTTGTATTATATTCATAAATTGTTGATGATACACCAGCAATGCCTTGTGAACCATTGTAACCAGTGTCGCCTTTAGAACCAGTGTAACCGATATCACCCTTTGAACCTGTGTAGCCTATATCGCCTTTAGATCCCGTATATCCGAATGAACCATCATAGCCTGTATTACCTTTTGATCCATCGTAGCCTGTATCGCCCTTTGATCCAGTATAGCCAAATGATCCTGTATAGCCTGTATCACCTTTTGATCCATCGTAGCCTGTATCGCCCTTTGATCCAGTATAGCCAAATGATCCTGTATAGCCTGAGACACCAAATGATCCATCGTAACCTGTATCGCCTTTGGATCCAGTGTATCCTTTAGAGCCAGTGTATCCGAATGATCCATCGTAGCCAGTATCACCCTTAGAGCCTGTGTATCCAATGTCTCCTTGTGACCCATCATAACCAGTATCACCTTTAGACCCTGTGTAACCAATATTACCTTTGGATCCGGTGTAGCCGAAAGAACCATCGTAACCAGTATCACCTTTAGAGCCTGTGTATCCTGTATCACCTTTGGATCCTGTATAACCTACTGAACCACCGTAACCAGTATCACCTTTAGAACCTGTGTATCCTGTATCGCCCTTGGATCCGGTGTAGCCGAAAGAACCATCGTAACCAGTATCACCTTTAGACCCTGTGTATCCTGTATCGCCCTTGGATCCAGTATAACCTATTGATCCTGTATATCCAAAAGAACCATCGTAACCAGTATTACCCTTAGAGCCTGTGTATCCAATGTCTCCTTGTGAGCCTGTGTATCCAGTGTTGCCTTTAGAGCCATCATATCCCGTATCGCCTTGTGAGCCTGTGTATCCAATGTCTCCTTGTGAGCCTGTGTATCCAGTGTTGCCTTTAGACCCTGTGTAACCAATATCACCTTTAGATCCAGTATAACCGATATCACCTTGTGAACCTGTGTAACCCGTCTCTCCTTCTGCCGCTATGAGTGTCCAAAAAGCGTTTTCTGCTGGGGTGTCACCAACATTCCCGCCATTGGAGTTAATACGATACCAAGTTTGTCCTTCATATGTCGCTATATCGCCGACCGCATATGAACTACCGCCGCTGTAAGCACCAGTAAAATTCCATAGAGCGTCTGCTCCTACTGATCCTGTATAACCGATATCGCCCTTTGATCCTGTGTATCCAATTTCGCCCTGTGAGCCTGTGTATCCAGCGTCTCCTTTGGAACCACCGTAACCAGTATCACCTTTAGAACCTGTGTATCCTGTATCGCCCTTGGATCCTGTGTAACCAATAACGCCTTGAGTACCTTGAGAACCAGTATAGCCTAGCGATCCTGTATAGCCAGTATCGCCCTTGGATCCGGTGTATCCAGCGTCTCCTTTGGAACCATCATATCCTGTATCACCTTGTGAACCAGTATAACCAATGTCTCCTTGTGAGCCACTGTAACCGATACCACCTTGTGATCCTGTATAGCCAGCGTTTCCTTTGGAACCTGTGTAACCAGTGTCACCAATATCACCAGTTCTAGCAAATGTTATTGTTGAAAGAGTGGTGTCATCTAATGAAGTTCTGCCCGACAACCAAGAAACAGGAACTAGAAAATAATTTCCAGTTTCATAGTGTGCGCCAACAATAGAGAACGTAGCAACACCAGCAGCAGTATTTCCTGAAATGCTAAGTGTAAAGTGTCCTTTAATAGCAGAAGTAGAATCGTCAATTGTCGTTAAGAAATTGTAGACGTTTGCTGATTCTGCATCAGAGAAATTGATGTATAATGTGTTTGCTGTTGAAAAATTTGTATTGTTAAATGCTAGATGTCCAGCAGTAGGATCCGTGTTTGCTGTTTCATCACTATAGTAATACTCAAAACCAGCACCACCGAAAGCACCAGTATCACCTTTTGATCCTGTGTAGCCTAGAGAACCAATAGAACCATCATAACCAGTATTACCTTTGGATCCAGTATAACCTATATCTCCTTTTGAACCTGTATAACCTATCTCGCCTTGAGAGCCAGTGTAACCAATTACACCTTGAGAACCGCCGTAGCCTAGTGAACCAGTGTAACCAGTTGCACCAAATGAGCCATCGTAACCTCTTGAGCCTGTGTAACCAGTAGCGCCAAATGAACCGTCGTAGCCTGTGTTACCCTTAGAACCAGTGTAGCCAATTACACCTTGAGAACCGCCGTAGCCTAGTGAACCAGTGTAACCAATTACACCTTGAGAACCGCCGTAGCCTGTGTCACCCTTAGAACCAGTGTAGCCAATTACACCTTGAGAACCGCCGTAGCCTAGTGAACCAGTGTAACCAGTTGCACCAAATGAGCCATCGTAACCTCTTGAGCCTGTGTAACCAATGTCACCTTTATCACCAGTTCTATTGAATATCGAAAGAACTTCTAGGTCATCTAAAAATGAAGTTTCGCCGTTTAGCCAAGCAACAGGAACATGGAAATGATCTACGTCTGCTGTATGTGAACCTGTAATTGAGAAGTATGCATACGATAAATTGTTTGCGTTGTCTTGAAGTTTAAATGATCCTTTGATAGCAGATGTAGAATCATCAATTGTTTCTAGATAATTGTAGTTGTTTGCGCCATTTTTATCTGCATACGCAATATACATTATATTTGCACTTGAAAGATTAGCACTATTGAATTTTAAAGCACCATTAGCAACACTACTATCTGTAGTGTTGGCATCATAATTGTATAAAAATATTGCTCCACCAAATTCGCCTTGTGGTCCTTGTGAGCCAGTATAACCGAATGAGCCATTGTAGCCTGTGTCACCTTTAGAACCAGTGTAGCCTAGTGAACCAGTGTAGCCTAGTGAACCAGTGTAGCCAGTTGCACCAAATGATCCATCGTAACCTCTTGAGCCTGTGTAACCAGTAGCGCCAAATGAGCCATCGTAACCTCTTGAGCCAGTATAACCAGTAGAGCCGTTATAGCCTACGCCAATAGAACCAGTGTAACCGACTGAACCAGTATAGCCAACAGAACCGCCATAGCCAAATGAGCCTGTGTAGCCGATGCTGCCAGTATAGCCAGTGGAACCTTGTGAACCAACAGAACCGCCATAGCCTAGAGAACCAGTATAGCCTACTGATCCGTTGTAACCAGTAGAGCCAGTATAGCCTACTGATCCGTTGTAACCAGTAGAGCCACTGTAACCCGTGACGGTGCTCCAATAAGTTGATGTTCCGTTACTTGTTAGTGCTTGTCCAGCAGTGCCGACTGAGCCATTTGCAGAGATTGCTTTGACAGTAAGAGTGTTTGAAACTTTGACATTTGTGTTGTTTGCGCCAATAGCAAAGATTGCCGTACCATTAGAAGAATAAAGAATACCGTCAGTTAAGTTAAGACCTAACTCTCCTGTATCAATATTGTCTGTTGTTGGAACTTTTCCGGAAACAGAAGTTCTACGAATATAGATATTCGTGTTTGCTGACATATGGCAATCCTTTATTAGATATATATCTATTGGCAAAACAACATAAATATTGACAGTTATATAACTGTATGTTATTATTTATAAAAAGACGAACTAGTGGTTTGAGAAAAAATGGAGTTTTAATGAAAATAACTTTTATTGATTGTCTCGGTTTACCTTATGATGGTTCTACTCTTTCCAAAAGAGGGCTTGGCGGTTCTGAATCCGCTGTAATCTATATCTCTAGAGAACTTGCTAAGATCGGATTTGATGTTACCGTCTATAACGATTGTGACGGAGAAAAAGATTGTTCGCCTGGTATCTACGACAATGTAAGATATCGTCCGATCAGAGAAATTGCTAATGAAAACAATTTTGGTATAGTAATTTCATCACGCTCGGTAGCACCTTTTACCCCGTCACATATCAATAAAACCTTTAAGAGTTTTGTTACCTTACCGAACTTCGATCATATCGTTCCTAACTCTGTTCATAGAGTCTTGTGGCTACATGATACATTTTGCGACGGCGACGATTTGATGGAGGACCTGATCATCCAGAAACGCCTCAATGAAGTATTCGTTCTGTCTGACTTCCATCTAGATTATGTCACGAATTGTCATCATGGTAGAAAGAGGATGTTTGAGGTACTTAAAAAGTACATGTTCCTTACCAGAAACGGTATAGGTAGATATGTAGATTTTGTTGATGTAAGAAAAAAGGATCCAAATCTATTTGTCTATAACTCCTCTGTTACTAAGGGAATGATGCCTCTAATTGACAAGGTTTGGCCAAGAGTACAAGAGGCGATCCCTGAAGCCCGGCTGAAGATCATCGGCGGATACTATAAGTTCAAAGATCAGGATGGACCTGACGCTCAACAGAAGCGATACTATGAACTTATTGAGTACAGCAAAAGTATGGGACTCAATATTGAATTTACTGGTATCATTAAGCAAGATCAAGTCGCTGCTATTATGGCAGAATCGTCGTACATGATTTATCCAGCAGCATATCCAGAGACTTACGGTATCTCTTGTATAGAAGCATTAGCACATAACACTCCATTGATTACCTGTGATTTTGGTGCGCTAGAAGAAACAGCGATTGATTCTGCCTGCTACAAGATTCCATATCCTATCGAACCAAACAGTTTATTTCCTCATATCAATAATGAATATCAAGTAAATGCTTTCGTTGATATGGCAATTCGCGCACACAAAGACAAATATCTTCATCAACAAAAAATGTATGCTTGCAATCAACTAAAAGATATCGTCGGTTGGGATTCTGTAGCACTTCAATGGAAACAACATCTATTCTACAAACTAGGAGAATATCTACCTGTTGACGAATATCATAAAGTTTCTAGAATCAATCACAAAGTCAGAAAGGCTTTTGGTCGTAGATTCATGAATCCAGAGGAACTTCAAGACCCCAGAACAGAAGAAAAACAGATCACAGTTATAACTCCTGTGTATAATTCTGAAAAATATATTCAGAAATGTATTTTTTCTGTTGCATCTCAGGATTATTTGATGTATAATATGGTTGTTGTGAATGATAATAGTACAGATAGAACTCTTGAAGTTATCAAAGAAACTCTAGAACAGTTACCCGAAAAGATCAGAAAAAAGTTCACTGTTGTAAACAACACGGAAAATATGGGTGCTGTCTACAATCAAATTACCAATATTAGAAAGTATAACGATGACAGAATCATCATGCTATTGGATGGTGATGACTCTCTTGTAAATGATCCAAACATTTTCCACAAGTACAATAATTTATATCATGATGGTGCTGAATTTACTTATGGTTCATGTTGGTCAATGATTGACAATATTCCTTTGATTGCTCAAGAATATCCACCATTTATTAAAGAAATGAGACTGTATAAAGATTACAAGTTTAATTGGAACATGCCTTATACTCATCTAAGAACATTCTCTAGAAGACTCTTAGATAACATTCCTGATTATGAATTTAAGAGTTTAACAGGATCGTGGTATAAAGCAGGTGGAGATAATGCTGTGTTCTATTCTATTCTACTCAAAGCAGATCCATCAAAGGTTGTTTGTGTGCCAGAAGTCGTATATAATTATAACGACATGAATCCTCTGAATGACTTTAAGGTTAACTCAAACGAACAAACAAAAAACTCTAAAGAAATTTGTGGTGAAACCAAGACTATTGATATGGAGATATAATGAAAAGCATTTTAATAGCAATTCCTACTGCTAACGATATTCAGCCCGATACATTCAAGTCAATCTACGATCAGATTGTACCTGATGGATATAGAACTCAATTTCAATACTTCTATGGTTATCGTGTAGATCAAGTTCGCAATCTAATTGCAGACTGGACAGTTAAAGGTTTTGATTACCTGTTTGCTGTCGATCACGATATGACTTTTCCACCAGATACACTAGCAAGACTTTTAGCAGCAGACAAGCCGGCAATCTCTGCGGTATATCGTCAACGAAATGAAAATCAAGTATTAGAAGTACATGATTTCTCTTTCAGAAATATTCCTTGGGAAAATCTAAAAGGTAAGGGTGTAGTAGAAGTTGGATCGTTTGGTTTCGGTTGCGTTCTAATTAAGAAGCAAGTTTTTGTTGATATTGGATATCCACAATTCTATTATCATCATGCTCTAGATCACAAAGACACCTTTAGCGAAGATTTAGACTTCTGTAGAAAAGCAAGAGATAAGGGACATTCTCTCTGGGTCGATACATCTATAACATGTGGACATATCGGTAAAAGGACATTTACAGTATCATGACATACACATTTGAAACATACTCAAAAGATTATGCAAGAAAAGAATTTGCTTTGCACGGAGAAGATTGGATTCTTCAACATCTGCAAGGTAAACTAAACACCATTCTAGATGTTGGTTCTAATATTGGGGAATGGACTCGCATGGCAAGAGAGTTCCATCCTGATGCCGAGATTCATACATTTGAAGTTGTATATGAAACTTATAAGAAACTTCTTAATAACATTCCATTAGACTCTAAGATCATTCCTAATGGATTTGGTCTTTCGGATTCATGTGGAACATTACGAATGAAATGGCGGAAAGATCATGACGCTGTAAGCACACATCTCGCTAAACTAGCAGTAGAGAACTTTGAGTGGCGCGAAGGTATTATCTTCACAGGTGATCAATACATCAAGAGCAGATCACTTGGTTATGTTGATTTTCTAAAGATAGATGTTGAGGGCGCTGAAGGTATGGTTCTAGACGGCTTTATTGATTCACTGACAGAAAAAAAGATAGGTATTATTCAGTTTGAATATGGTCTTGCTGCTATTCTAAGCAGATTTCTTTTAGTGGATGCATACGAACTATTAACACCACTAGGATATAATCTTGGTAGATTACATTCTGGTCGAGTTGAATTTAAAGGATATAGTTTATTAGATGAGACTTTTAGTATGAACACCAACAGTCAAGACTATGTTGCTGTACATCAATCTAAGATGCATCTATTCTCTTAGAACTCGCCGCCGTCAATCTCTGTGATGTTGAGATTGTTTGGTGACTGTAGAACGTATGTAGTATTTGCCGAATAATATACTAAAGTATTACCATTATTTTTTTCTGCTTCGTCTACATTACTCAAAGCACCCACAGTGCCTCGAACCGCAAATGAATTTGCGTTAACAAATGTTACTTTAATACTTGATAAGTTGCTTATTGGCATTAGTCTAAAGTGGTTACCTCCGGTGTTACTGTAAGTATTCCTTCAATGATTCTAGTTATTGTACCGTCACTTTCTTTAAGTGCAATGATATCATATACATATCTACCATAATCTAGAGTTGCCGTGGTATTAGCACTCAAATTAAGATTTACTATTCCTTGGGAGGGTGTAGGCACATCTATAACAAAACTGACAGAATTTGATGATGTATACCACTTCTTAAACTTAGCGTAAATATCATAACCAGTAAGATCAATAGGAAAATCGTTATCGTCCGTAATTACCAATTGCGTATTAAACGTTGTGGCTTGATCTACAATAATATTTGCTTTTGCGGCCATTGTTAATACCTATTATTATATATTTATACTTTTAATGACGTTCTTTGGAAACTTACATCCGAAACTGCTGGAGTAGGAGTAACTAATAAATTAACATTACCAGATGCTACATTCACAGAGAATACGCCTTGAATACCATTTGTGCTTAATGTAGCATATTCAGTAGAATATACGTTTGTTCCACCGTCATGTAAAACCATAATTTCTGTTGACTGATATCCTACGGCTGTGTTTACCTGAAGAAAATATTTTGTTGCCCTGCTGTTTGTAAGACCAAAGGAATCTACAATCTGATTGGCACTTGAATTGCAAGAAACTAAACCAGATACAGTCAAAGTAACATTCTGTTGTAAAACATTGCTGCTAATGTTTAATGTGTTTGCAGTTCCAACATTACCACCACGAATATTAGAAACAACAACAAGCGTGTTTGCTGCAAAAATGCCATTCACATAAGCATTGCCGGTAGTGATACCTGCCGTGCCGTTTGCTGTTACGACTTCTGTAGATAACTTATGGGCTATCTCATCTGTCTTATCTATCCAGTCTTTAAACGTATCTGTAGTGATATTTACGTTTGCAGTATTAATTGCCATTTTTGGTCACCAAAATATTTAACATTTGTTTGATATCTTCTATTGACTTTTCTAAGATGTCAACCTTCTTTGCAAGATTATGTTGTTGTGCGCGTCTTGATCTTTCATTCATAAAAGTATTATATTCAGAGTCGTTGTTATTTATTACTGCGCCGCTTCTCAAGTCTCGAATAAGACCTGGTACTGATGTGCTTATATATTTTTTATCTGTCTGTAACCCGGGTCGCATTATGCGCTAACTCCTAATGCACGAATATTGTTAATTCTTGGTGAAACATTGACATTATCAGAAAGAATATCAATTTTGAATTGCATAGTATCAAATGTATCATATTCATTTAGATCAGATCCATAATATCTTACAATATTACCGTTCTGTTGATTGATAAACGCCCCTTGAGGATATTTAAGTACATCAATTTTAAATCCAGAACCAGAAAGACTGTTATTTGCAATCGGGACATTAATATCTAAAGATGTTGCGCTATTAACAATTGATACAAGAGCAATTTGAAACTGTTCTGGGAAAATTGGTGAATATACTTTGATAACATCGCCAGCAGTTAAATCTGTAGAGAAGTTTGTTCCACTACCGACAATTGTAGTATCATTAAAGGTTGTAGTCACAGTACCAGTGAGTGTGGTGTCAATCTGAGGAGAAGATGGAATACCAAAAGCGTATTCTAGATAGTTCTTTGTGGCTGTGCTACTGACTACCGCATTGCTGCTATATAGAGGAACCATTCTTGTCCAATCTTTATCGTCAAATGCTTCTGGATCTTTTGTATTATGAATCTTGATGTAAGGAACAAGATCAGTGCCTGCAGGCTTATATGCTGTGAGATATAATAGAGCATCTTCGGCTGACTTGCCTTGATCAAATGTAATTTTAGTCGTAATGTGTTTAGAAATACAATTGCCATATCTTGTATTTTCATCAGTAACATCATTATTAATGTTGTTCTTACCGACGAACATATCAAGTTTTTCGCCATATAGATATGGACTGTTAAAGACTACGCTATATGAATTATTGGCTTCGCCCTTTTCTGTTAATTCAACTTTTAATACGGCAGATTTTTTTCTATCACCATAAAGATAAGTTGGATTAGAAACTTCATTTGATCTAGACATTACTAGAGCATTATATGTGTCAATCAATTCTAATTTATTGTTGTTGATTTCTTTGAAATTGCTTGTATTTACTTTATATGATCCACCGTCTAATGCGGCAAAAACATATGATAGAATAGCACTACCGTCTGATGGTACAGTAACACCAATTTCTGGTTTAAACTGAGCAGCAGCAATGTTATCAACACTAACGATAGTTGCTGTTGCGCCAGAGATTTCGCCAGCAATTGTGGCAGCACTATCAAACTTTAATGAACTATTTGCAAATGAATCCACTAGATATACTGTGTTTGCTGGTTGATTTGCTGAATACGCTTTAGCAACAGGTGCTACAAAGAAGTTTGCGGCCGCATTTGTATATGAGAAAGGTTCTGTTACAGTTAATGATGTAGCATTAGTAATAGAATTTACTTGACGGACAGAATATGTGCTGCTATTAGCAAACAATACTACATGACCACTAACAGCAACCGCCGTAGAAAAGTTTGTACCATTTCCAGTTAAAGTAGTTCCACCTAAAGTAAAACTTACAGTGCCTGTAGCGTTTGCTTCTACTTGAAATACTTTTTCGCCGCCTGTAAACTTTGCCGTTTGATTTGATACAGTTAAAAACTCAAAGTCTTTATTTGTAAGATAATAAGTTTCTGTATTTGCAGTAAATTTAGCAACTTTAAGTCTGAACTTTAATTGTGTTGAAGCACGAGGAGTTACTGTACCTGCTGTAACATAATCGAATAATTGTCCTTGTGATTCATTTGAGAATCCAGAAAATCCGTTATTAGTTCCTACTAAAGCATCGCCGGTTTTTGCTGTCCACACATCGTAATCAGGATCTTCAAACTTTACTTGAATAGAATATGAAGTATTTGTTTTAACTATAATAGGTTGAGAAAACGTAAATGTTGTTGCTGTAACAGCACCGGTACTTGTTGCAATATTACCATAAGATTCTCTTGTTACAGAGTTCTTATATTCTGCCATACTATTTGGTGCACCGCTGAATGTTGTATCCAAAATTGATACGATAACACCAGGATTTGTTATGCCAGAAGAATTATTTGTTGCGTTTGGTTTCTTTTTAAAAAATAAGTCAACGCCAGACACGAAAGCACTATCTGCTCCATGAAAAGCGTTTTTATCCAAATAAAAAGTTTGAGAAATAATATACATTTAAAACTTTCTCCTAAGCATATCTATAGTCTTAATAAAGTTGTACTAAATTGCCATATTGATCATACCAACCAGCATTTTCGCCTGGTGGGAACAATAACGTCAAGGTTTGTTCAGTCTGAACCGAAGTTTCTTCAACAGGTTCTGTTGTTGTTACTGTTGGTTGAGATGATACTTGATAATCTGAACCTTTCACTATTCTTATGGTTTTTGATGCTTGTGAGTTTGGCGCAGTAAGTGTGCAAACTTTATCACCAGCAAGATTATTTAGTAGACTTTGTGCATAAGAATAATCAGTGGTTTGTTCTGGTGTACCGGCATCATAATAGAATGTGAAACTTATTTGTCCACTTGCATCAGTCACAAGAGCGTCACCTTGATTTTTACCAAAAGGTTGGCATCTTGAAGATAAGTCAGCACCATCAAAATAGAAAGTGTGTTCTGTTAATGGTTTCAATCCAGTTGCAGTAAATGTGAAAGACTGAGAAGCAGAGAAATAGTAATTTGTTTCTTGCTGAGTTCCCTCTAGATAATAACCATTATATCCGCCGTAATATCCATAATAATCTGTTGTTGTTACAAAATAATCTGCGGCTCCACCCTGGAATGAATATCCATAATCGTAGTTATTGTATCCATAATATGCGTAAGTATAATATGTTAGTGTAGAAGATGTAGTCTCTAGAGTAAAGGTATCGGGATTACTTGTTAGAATACCCACGAAAGGAACCGGCGTTGGAGGATCAATTGGTTTTCCACAATCCGGACTATTTTGTGTAACTACTTCATATTCTCCGCCACTGCCATTAGCATATACATCATGCTTATCATAAATTGAACCGCAATATGTGCGAAGATATGTTCCATAAGGAGGATATGTTGTTCCGCCGCCGCAAGTAGGACTATTTGCTTCATGTAATTCATCATAACTTCCACCATTACCATCAGCGAGAGTGTAATATAAATCATTGCCTAAACAATATTGTGTAATATAAGTTCCACGAGCAGGATATGTTATGACTGGCCCGCTTGTGGCAACAAGTTGACTTGTTATAGTGTACTGATCGTATGGTAAACTTAGTAGTTTGCCTGTAGCATTTTCAGTATTGGCAAATTTAAATTCAAAGTTACAGAAATATTGTTTTGCTACAACTTCATTATTGATAATTGATGCGTTGTATTCTGGATTTAATATGTCAGAATAGGATGACGTTTTGAAATCGTCAGCAAAGAATCCATATTTAAATCTATTAATACCAGGATCAAGAGAAGAAGGAATAGTTAAATCTTTTATTTGTGTTTCTAGTTGTGTTAGAGCAGCCTGCTTTTCGAGCATAGCAATTCTCTTTTCAAGAGTTTGAATATCCTGCATTGAATAACGTCTTGCCTGATAATTTTTAATATTATCAGAATTTAGTAGAGGTATAGCAATTTCGTGGTTAGCATCTCTTTGAACAGAGAACTTTTCGTTGGCAATACCCTTATCTAGAATTGTAACAAGATTTGTAGATTTCTGCTGAGGAATATTTGGATAAGGTGGAATATACAGTAGATTAATAGTCATTGTATCTGCTGGTTGTGCAGGAGCATTTAGAGTGTCAGCGTTACTTGGTTTACCCTTAACGTCATAAATTCTACCAGTCTTATCAATTACAATTCTGTCAACGCGACCTAGATAGTGTGATAGATCAGAAATAAATCTGCTATCAGGAACTGGAAATCCAACTTCGGCAAGAGTGTTGCTCGCGCCGAATCTATTGTTTGCGTCTAGGGCGGCAGGATTTGTTGTAGAGATATTCACGTTTGCTGCTGTTGTATTTGCTGTAGCAACAACTCTTGGTCTAAAGTCTACGCTGTCAATGAGATCAATGTATTTTCCTGACGTTGTGTAAAGTTCAGGAATTTCATTTGTATTGATATCGCCGCCTGTTTTTGTTGAGTTCAATTGTGAATATGTTTTTGTATCATCAATAGAATATGAATCAATTGTAAAGAAGCCTGAAGTTGAATTGGTAAAGTGATCAAACACTACAATTAGACCTTCGTTATTCGCTAATGCTAGGTTTGATCTTGGCTTCTTATAAAGATATCCATAATCATAGTAATCTAGATTTTGATTGTGATCAATATAGAAGTCGTTTGTAACATCAATAAATGTTGAGTTTGTATAAGTTGAAGTATTAGCGGCGAGAATGGCTGTATTAACTGCCTTTCTTACTGATTTCAATCTAAAGATATCAGGTACACCCAAGCACCATGGACCAACAGTGTTATTACCACTAGCGTTATTAGCAATATTAATTTTTACTGTAGTATCTCTGTTAGAAGTCTTTACTGATGGTGTAGCATTAACAACAAGAATATTTGTTGAAATAGCATATTCAACATTTGCACTTAATGTTTCATTTAAATCAATTGTCAATAATTGACCAGAAGAATCAATATTAGCAGAAACACCATGGGAAGATAGAGAAACGTATGCGTCTTCTGGGAAATATTTTACGATTTTTGTAGAAGCATTTGCTACTGTAGTGTTTGAATTTACTATGATTAAAGTATTATTAACAACAGAATCTACTCTACGAATTTGTTGTGTGATGGTATTGCTAAAGATTTTTACATAATCGCCAGCAACAAGATCAGAAACAAATGTTGTTGATGAACCAATAATCCAGTTATTGCCAGAAGCAGCAACGGCAACAGTCCCGGTAAGATTAGCCGCGGCCTGAGCGTTTGCGGTAAATGTTAAATCGAAATCTAAAAGTTGTGATCCAGAAAGAGCGGCATTTGCTGTGTATTGGAAATATTCATCGCCAGAAAGAGAAACTTCAATAGTACCAGAAGTATTTCCAGTCTTTATCGTTCTATATGAATAAGCAATATTTGCTGTTGTGTGTGTTGCTTTTGAACCAATATCAAAGATCATTGCTGATCCAGAAGTATTAGCAACAGAGGCGATATACTCATTAGTTGCAGGATCTACGCTAAGAACAGTATCAGCAATACCAGTATAAGTTGCGTTTGTATAACGAATAGATTTTACGCTTCTGAAATTGTAACCAGTGTACATGTTGATATCATATAGATACATACGATATACTGCTGATGGAGTACCAGGAACACCGTAATCTAGAACTAATGATCTAATTCTTGCTGTACCAATTGCTGTACCAACGGCAGTTAGATCGTTTGTTGTAAAGTCGGCTGTTGTAGTTAGATACTCTTTCGCTGTATCATATAGTGTAACTAGATCACCTAGAGTAAAGTCAAATGTTCCGCCTAGTTCATCAACAAGAACATAGTTGCCATAAGCAAGATTGATTGTTGCTGAATTGACTGTAGTATCATCAATACCTTGATCAATTACAAGAGAATAATTTTTGGTGGTCTTTACTTTATAGCCAGAAACATAACCTTCGCCAGGATCAATCGTAACTCTGAAAGATCCGCTTTCGTCTATAGTGTTTGCAGCAGTTTTGGTTGTAAGCATAAAGTTATCAAGAACATAGTCACCAGCAGAATCATAAGTTCTCTGAGCCATCTTGTCGCCAATTTTACTATATTGTGTTTCTTGATTCTGTAGATATGGCTGACCAAGAGAGAATTGTGTGATTGTAAAGAAGTCTGTATTGCCTAAAGCGTCAGCAGCAGAGATAACAGTAAGTTCTGGTGTGAGTTTTAGACGATCAGCACCAGGAGCCTGATAGTTTAGAGAACCACTGGCATTATCTAATAAAGTGTTATCAATATTGCTATTAATAATTTCTTCTGAGGTGCTGAAACCAACAGCGATTTCATCTGGCTTATTTGTATACTTTGATACAATGGTTGTCTGAGGATTTACAAATAAGAAATAACCCTTCTGATAGATCACACCTTCAGAAACGCCAAAAGCAAAACCAGAACCAGTTGGAGGTGTTGCACCAGATAGAGTGTTATTTGCTACTGTTAATGTTGTTAGATAGTTCTGCGCCGTTAGATTGATCGCGGCAGGAGCAACGTTAGCGGTGGTATTTGACGTTTTGATAGTGGCATAAGGAGGAATGATATATCCATCACCTTGTGTTATCATTAGAACGTCTTTAATTTTACCAACGCCGTCTGTAACTGGTGTTGCTGTTGCTCCAGAACCAATAATTGATGTAACTCCAGCCGAGACAGTATTGTTAATTAACACAGTATTGCCTGTGGTAAATGTCCATGATGTGGAATTAATTGAAGTGTTTGTTAGAGAGTTAGCATATGGACGAATTGAAATTAGATTTGCGCCAGAGACAGCGGTTGTATTAATAGAAACAACAACGCCGTTGGCCTTTGATACTGGATCGTTGATGGTATCACCAACGTTAATTGAGTGATTAAGTGTCATGGCAGACATGAACACAATAGAGTCAGAATTACTAAAGCCTTGACCAGTGCCGCCAACAGGAACAACTACCTTGAAGATAGAATTGTTTGCATCATATAGAGTAAGAACGTCATCTGCTGAATATGCATTGGCATTATATGTTGTACCAGAGTTTAGATATTTCACAAAAAGAGTATTCAAATCTGGCGATAATGACTCGTATCCAGTCTTTACTTCTAGAACTTGTGAAACAAGATTTGCACCATTTTTTGCGAATAAACCAGTATAGTTACCCATAGCCACTGGCTGAAGGTCGCCCTGTAAGTCTCTGATCTTTACATAAGGATAGTTTGTATAATACTGAAAGTTACATCCATTGATAATAGTTCCCTTTGTGAAAATATTATCACCAAAGCGTTCAATCTGATTCTGTAGAATTGTCTGTAGTTGGTTTAGTTCCCTGGTTTGTACGGCAACCGAAGGCTTAAATAGGATTTTGTTGTAATTCTTTGACTCCTTGAAGTCATCAAAATATGGAGCAACGCTAAGATCAGTTTGAATTGACATTTAAATCCTCTTAAAACTCTAATATTAACTTAATAGTTTCAGACTGTGTGTTTGATCTGTTTACAGCATCAAAATTCTCAAGGTACAGAATGTCGCCACTTTGCGTAACTAAATCTGGTTCATAACTTGTATTTATATTGAAAATAGCACCACTTGAATTGCCAGTAAGAGTATTTGAAGAATACAACGGACCTAATTTTTCAGAAAGATATACAGTATTGCCGGAAGAATTGTTTGAGTGGAAGACAGCATTTGCTATCGCAACATTTGCTTGATATACGGTTTCATGCTCTGTGAATTTTGTTGCCGTAACATAAGTGCCTTCATATCTGTATAGTTGAGAAAAGGTATCAAATTGTTTAGCAACTCCATTATTAATAATAGTGTCCACTTGAGCGTTTGCAGAAGATGTATTACCCACAATAGTATATCCTGTTGTAAAGAATCCAACAGTATTTGATACTTTAACTGTTCCTACTCCAATATTTTCTACTATTCCATAAGCAGTTTTACCTGAATATGTCTGACTTACGCTTTCTCCCACTTGAAAAGTACCATTTTCGCTAGATATATTAAACACAACATTAGCAAACATTGGATCTCTAAGGATACCGACTGTTCTATAATCGCCGTCTGTTGTTATTGTATTGCTTTGACTATTAGCAAATGTGGTTGTTACCCCTACTCTAGAGCAGAATAGTTCTGATAGGGGATCAGAACCATGTCCTCCACGAGGTGAGGCTATAACTCTTAGTGTCGCAGTATTAGATACACCGACTTGATTAGCAGCGAAAACATAAGCGGCAGCACCAAATATACCAGAACCTCTATTAAGCACTTCTACCTTATAAATTGAGTTTGCTGTATTAGCGTCAACTAAAGCACGAGCCTCAGCGTATACGGGGTCGTTGGAACTGTTTAGAATGACAACAGATGGAGTGATCTGATACTCTGAGGTATTGTCTGGAGTAGTCGCAAACGCTCTGTCCATGTAAGCCCATGTACCAGAAGTGTTTATAAAGTGTGATGTAATCTTACCATATTCACCTACGGCTGTACCGTCAACAACGATAAGATAACAGCCGTTATAGAAACTGGCCGTCTTAGATGCTGAATTACCCAATCTACAATAAGATTGTCCCGATGGATTATTAGTGAAATCGAGTGGATCATTAAATGTATCTGTGTAATAATTGTCATATCCCGATCCACTGATGGTAGACTTTACACCATATTGATCTACAGTTATGATAACATCAATTGATCCAGGTACAGCATTTCCTGTAACGTTTGAATCTTCATCAAAAGGAATATAGTTACTTGTATTAAATTTGTCGTAAGTAGAAGAACTCATCTGAAACATATATTTCCAAATATATCCATCGCTTGTTTCATAATATTCGTCTTGAGCGGACGTATCAGCAAAGGTTGGTTGTTCTGTTGAGGGAGAATCATTATTGTTATATAAACATTTGTAAACATAATATGTCGTACCTTCGTCAACAACAACAAAGAAGTTTTGTTCTGCTTCTAAATTTGGATCTTCATCGTCATACATGTCGTAGACTGTGCCGCTAGTCCAAGCATTCTTTTTGATCATATAAGCAATGTCAGTTTCTTGAATATGCTTGCCAAAAAGCATACTATTATAAGCATCAAACTGTGTGGTCTTGAATGTGTCATATAGGTCTTGAACAACGCCGCCAGGATATGGTGATGTTTTTCCTGCGAACATGTAATAGATTGTGTTCGCTTGTTCTGTAAAAGACTCAGCAAATTGCTTTGCCATCTGGAGTCTATAACCGTTTGTTGTTAGTTGTTTAGTAACCATTTTTAACCTATAATTGGACCAGTGTCATCATTGTTTATACGAGCGTTTGTATTAATCGTTGACTTCTTTATGATTTTACCAAACATTCTTGTTCCTGCAACATGTACCACATCTCTAACCATATCAGCATATCTATCTAAATTCAAGGATGCTCTAATCTCATAGGAGAAAGTTTGATAATATGTGCCGTCTTGAATATATTTATCTGAACTTGAGAACCCCTTCGTGGAAGCATAGTATCCCTGGCCCTTGCCTTGTTTATTGGCAGAAACTTTCGCTGTACCGCTTACAAGTCCATTCTGAGAAGTAAAAGTTATAAGTTCGTCATTTATATAACCAAATCCAGAGTCTTGAATTGCTAATGTTTTTACAGCACCGGTGCCGGCAAATACTTGTGTTGTGACGTTTGCGTTTTCTCCAGAATATAATGAAGTTAAATCAGGATCAACAAAAGTAACATTTGCTGTGGCACCGCTTAAATCTCCGATGATAAGATTTGGTGAATTTGCCTCAAAATTATGAAGTAAAGAAAGTCTCTTTACACTCATAACTGATGTATTCGCGCTTATAACTCTGCCTATCGCTTCGCCAGTCAATCCGCTAGTTGTTACAGTAATTGTGTTTGCTGTTCCGTTAGAAGATAATCCGTGTATAGTATTACTGGTAACAAAAGTTCCGCTAAACACGTTGATCTGAACGGTATTGCCAGAGATAGTTAATACTCCACCAGTTGCAGTATTTGAAACTCCGTTGTCTTGATATATTAATTCATAGTATTGAAATGTATTGGCAAAATTGTTTATGGTCAAAGAAACTACATTTCCTTGTATAGGAACTAGTTCTGTAACTATTTCGCCTTCTTCAAATCTACCAGTTAGAGTATCAAACTCTATAATATAATCTTGTTTTCTTTTTGATGCTACGGGACGTTCATATAGTTTTACATACGGAGCAAAATTATAATCTTCTCCTGGATTAATAGTTAAGATTGCGTCCACTTCTCCCAATGATTTTATATCATAATCTAGAATATTAATTAAAGGATCACTATCTACATTTGCCGCAGGAAGTTTAGGAAAATAAAATTGAGAGGAATTTAAAGGCAAGTCAACATAGTATTCTTGTGGAGTATCAATATTTTGATCAGCAATAAAGTCTGTAAACAACACAACAGTTTCGGTTGGATTTACACTTGAGATAATGACATTAGCATCAGTGCCAGTTGATATTAAAGTTATTGTTGCGTTGCCGTTTGGTGTATAAATTTTTGTGTGAGTGTTGCCCAACGATCCAGAAAGATTTATTAGTCCTACATTATTACTAGAAAAAGCAAATGCATTAGCAGTTACATTTGCTGCGTTGTTTGCTGGAACGTTTAAAGTTACAGTATCAAATTCTTTAATGAAAGGAAGAGTGTTACTTGCTAATTGTATGTTACTGAATCCAACTACAGTTTCAGAAATTAATAGTTCTGAATTTGCATCGTATCCCCAACCAGAAGGAATATTGTTCAATGTAAACTTAACAGCACCAGTAACATCATTGATTTCTGTTACTCGACCTAAACCAAAATTGCCGTGAATAGAAGATAAATTAACGATATCACCAATACTAAAATTATAACCAGGTACATCAACAAGCAAATCTGATAGTGAACCTAAAACGTAAGGAATATTATTATAATCATTATTATAAGCAAGTCTTTCACCAGCAATAAAATCTTTTACAATATTCGTAATATAAAAAATTTCTACGAATTTTGATCCGATCTTTCTACGAACAATGTGATCAACGAATGCTGTTGCTCCACTATCTAGACCCCTAACTTGTTTTCCTAGAAACTCTTTATTTCTATCAGAAGGAGATACTTCTAGATATACTGGTTTAATCCAGATGCCATCAGAAGGCTTGAAGATATCATCACCAGGAAAATATAGATCAATGTCTTCTTTGAACACTAATTGAAATAGTAATTTTAATGCTCTTTCATTACCTTTTGCTCTGTATAGATCAATAATCTTTTTAACAGTCAATCTTTTTTCAGAAAGAGTATCAAACTGAATACCAGATAGATAAGTGTTTTTGAAATATAGAATAAATTCTTCTAGAGTTTGATCAATGTCAGAATAACTAAAAAGACTTCTTGATCTGTTGAGTGGATTTTCATTTTGTTCCATCCATTCATAATATGCTTCCATGAAAGCAATAAGATTTTTACCATCAGACTGATATAGTGATGGGAACTGATTCTCAATTAAATTAGAAATATTTTTAGTAATCTCAACCATTATTGTCTAACAATCTGTACCGTTACGCGAATTTCGTCGTTTGGAATTTCTAGAATTGTATTCTTATTTGAACTATTATCTTTCTTTAATGGCATAACGTAAATTCTAATTGCGTCTCCGATAAAATCAGATACCAAGAAGTTTGTTAATACGATTGTTCCTGTATTATAATTTATAGAACCAACATTAGGAACTACAGTCTTGTGTGAACCGTCTGTGTCTTCCTTGACTATACGAATTAATCCTTCACCATCATCTTCTAATGATACAAGTTCTCCTGCATAAAAAAACTTAGACGATATTGCAGCGTGTTGATCATAAGAAACGTGATTCAATGGTTGAGGAGGTAATGTATAATCCAGTTCAGTATTAAATTCTATTGTATAGTTTCTAGAAGAAGTTAATGTTGGTATAATTTTCTTCATAAGAGTATAATCAGTTTCGTTACTGACAATACTTGAATGAGCATTATCAATCTTATTGACTAACCTAGAGTATAATAGAGTTGACTTAAAGTTATTAAGATTATCTAGATTAAAATTCTGAATAGAGTCTGTGACAAAAGTTTGAATATCTTC